CTGAGATGGCTGCTGATGCTTCTGTATTAGACTTCGCTCTTGGTGGTGCTATCACTTCTGCTAACGTACTTGACAAATTGGAAGGTGCTTACGAAACAATGAGTGACGTTATGTTGGCTGCTGTTTACGGTGATGCTGACCGTGATTTTAAACCTGCTATCTTCTTGGGAACTGCTGCTATGCAAGCTTACCAAATTGCAATCGCTGGTTTATACACTACTACTCCACAAGGTGTCGTAGAAGGTGGTGTACCAAACTACTACGGTATGGAAGTTATTCACTTCCCATCTATGCCTGCTGGTCAATTTGTGATTTCTGCTCCACAGAATATCGTAATGTTGACTGATGAGTACAATGACGTTCGTGCCATTGATATGAAGTACGAAGCTGAATTATCTTCTGATAAAATCTGGGGCCAGTTTAAGTTAGGTTTCTCTTACTTGAAAGGTGAAGAGATTGTCTACGCTGCATAATAATAACTAACGGAAGGGCCTTGCGCCCTTCCTCTAATACCCTATAACAAATGGCTTGTAATGTAACTCTTGCTGATATTTCTTACTCTTGTGACGATGTTGCAATTGGCGGTATCGTAGAATTGCACGTTGCTAACCGCTCTGACGCTCTGACTGCTTTGACAAGAACAGACGCTGACCGTGAAGTAACTGCTGCTACTGCTGTAACTGGAGTATCACAAATTTCTTTTAACAACAAGGATGGCTTCTCTGTATTCAGCGAAGTAAAAACTGTAAGTGCTGATGGTGTCGTTGCGACTGTACCAACTGTATCTGTAGAACTTCCTAAAATGACTGCTGACAAAATCACTGCTCTTAACGACATCTCTAAAGGTGGCGCAGAATTAGTTGCTTTTGTTAAAACTGCTGCTGGAACTTACCACGTTTGTGGTTTGGACTACGGTCTTTACGCAGGTACTGTTGACGCTAACTCTGGAACTGGTCGTTCTGAAAAGAACCGTTTCCAACTTACCTTAACAGGTGATGAACTTGGTTTGTCTTACAGCATTCTTGCTGCTGACTTTGCTACTGCAACTGCATAATAGCAAATCTTGTAAATTAACACAAGGGGGAGTGGAGCAATCCTCTCCCCTTTTTATTTAAAAATATATGGCTTTCAATTGTAGCATCTTATTAAGCGATATTGATATCAATTGTAATAAACGAGTTACAGGTGGTATCAAGAAAGCTGTCCTATTATTACAAAAAGACTTGACCATTACCTTTGACCCTCTTGATGAGACACAGGTAACTCAAGTAGACACACTAAATACCGTAACCTTTGCTCACAACCCAAAGGACGGGACCACAACCTTTACAGAGAACAAGAACACTTCTAATGGATTGGGAGTTGTATCTACGGATATCACAATACAAACCCCTGCTGTAGACAATAAGGTAAATCAAATAGACCTTATGAGCCGCAGAGAAGACATCTGCTGCGTTCTTTTACATAACAACGACACTGTGACTATCAGTGGGTGGATGGATGGCTTAACGATGAACTATGAGGCTAATAGCGGTACAGGTACTGGTGAGAAGTCTTATGTCAATATCACACTAAATACCGAAAGTGGTATTGCTTCTTTAGCTATTAATGATAAAGCGGTGTTTAGCGACCAAACTATCTTTGATTAATGGGTTACTTAATTAGCGGTGGGACGGGATATATGAAGGATGCTGTGCAGGTTAATGTGCAGCCCAAATACTTATATGTAAGAGGTGGATACTCTGGTAGTTCTGTTTATTCTGGATACGAAGGATTCGGAACAAGAGTACTTGCTGATGGAGCCACTATAGAATCATACGCTTGTGTTGCAAGCGAAATAAACAATTCTCCTACAGCTAATATAGGCCGTGAATTATTTGAGGCTTACGATGCTCGTGTAGTATTAGCAGGTGGAGATACAGAGGCAAGAAATTGCACCATAACAGAATTATACAATTTAAAACAATAATAAAATGGCTTACGAAAATATCGTAAAGGAAGGAAACTTTTATCAAACAGCTACAGGTGATTACGGATTTAGAGTGGTTGAAGGTGGTGCTTCTACAACTGATTCTTGTCGTGCTATTCAAGCATTGGAAGACAGCGTAGTAACAACAACAACACAAGCGGGTGATGCACTTACTTCAGTTAGTCTGTCAGAGGGTACTACCGTCTTCGGTAAGTTTGACAGTGTTGCTGTATCTTCGGGTAAGGTATTGGCTTACAAAGCGATACTATAAATGAATTTAATAAACAGCATATCTCTTATATCATCAAGGGTTATCAGTAAGCTATTGGCTTCTGTGTTAGCCTTTGTTGAAAGAGTTGAGAGCGATGGTGGTGTTATTGAATCTGCTAAATGTGTTAACAAGGCTATTAAAAGAACTCCTACTGTTGATGGTGGCGAGTTTTTATTCAATCATTATTCTATAAGAGTATCTTCTCTTGGCGGTACTACCGAGGCTAATGCTTGTACTATAACAGAATTAAACGAATTATTATGAGTAAACTATTTGATTTCAGTAGTTTAGCAATGATACCTTCTGCGTATAAGGATGGGAAGTTGTATAGCATACGCCCTACTGATGGTAGTGGGGATTTTACATTTAGTAGGGGTTCAAATCTTGCTGCTACGAGGGTAGATGTTAATGGTCTTATTGAGAAGGGTAGAGAGAATTTCTTGCTGCAATCAAATCAGTTTGATACTACTTGGGCAACAACAAGAGCATCCGTAGTGAGTGGTCAGTTAGGTTATGATGGTACAAACAATGCTTGGGCTTTTATTGATAATACCGCAAACAACACTCACCTAATCAATCAAGGTATTACTATAGGTGCAAAAGTCGCAACTTTTAGTATTTACGCTAAAGCAGGTAGTCGTAATTTTATAGCTATTCGTTTTGAGGGTAATACAGGGACTGATTACGCATACTTCAATTTATCAAATGGAACATTAGGAAGTGTTAATCCAGATTATATTGAGGCAAGAATTACTGCCGTTGGCGCAACGGGTTGGTATAGATGTGAGGTAACAAGGGTTTTAGCATCTTCATCAAATCAAGTTGTGATTTTAAGTGCTGATGCAGATTCCGACCCTACATATATTGGAAATAGTGATACTGCAATATATATACAAGACGCACAAGTAGAATTAGGCTTGGTTGCTACTGACTACATTGAAACAGGAGCATCTACTGCACAAGCAGGTATATTAGAGGACTTACCGAGATTAGATTATAGTGGTTCGTGTCCTGCTCTTTTACTTGAGCCTCAAAGAACGAATTTCCTAAATCACGGAGAGTATTTTGGTGCTTGGACATTACAGGCAGGTGGTACAGGTTCAGCACCTGTATTAGAAGCAAACACTACTGATACTTTATCTCCAGAGGGTAAATACAATGCTTATAAGGTAACATTTAATGTAGGTTCAGGCACAACTACAGGTGATGAAAGCATAATGTATAGAAGTAAAAGCGGATTAACGGCAGGTAGTGACCATACCGCATCAGTTTATCTTAAAGGAGAATCAGGAGGCGAGGAAGTAATTGTAAGAGATACCGAAGGGAGTTACAAGAAATGGACTCTTACTACCGAATGGGCAAGATACGATTACACACAAGTAGCGGCTGCACCTTCCTATGCAACTTCATTTGGCATTAGACAAGGGGTTGCGGGAATTATTAATTCCGATGCAGTTGTCTATATGTACGGATTCCAAAGTGAGTTAGGAAGCTACCCAACATCCTATATACCCACATACGGAAGTAGTGTTACGAGGTCGGTTGATGCTATGGCAAATCTTGATATTCCCGATTTTAATGATAACACCTCTTTTAGCGTTCTTTTAGAACTCACGAGAAACGGGATTAGCAGTAGCGAAATAGGCTCTATGTTTTCATTCTATAATGATTCTTTAACACAACAATTTTGGTTTCATATAGATGCACCGAATGCTCAAGTGAGATTAAGAGATGCTACTAACTCTAACGCAACAATGGCTACTCTATCATTTGATACAGACGATAGAAAAAAGATTGCATTTAGTTGTGATGGAAGTACATTAAAGACATATGCAGATGGTGTTTTGAGCAACACCTATAACCTTGTTAATGTTTTTAATGTTGATGAATTAAGAACTGCCGCAAAATCATTTGATGTGCATCAAATAGCAACTTTCCCAACGGCACTAACTGATAGCGAATGTATCGCATTAACAACTTTGTAAGATATGAGCATATACTCACATACTTGTTCTAAATGTAAATTGACTAAAGATGTATCTAACTTTTCTAAAAACAAAAGCAAGAAGTCTGGACTCAATACTTACTGCAAGGAGTGTATGGTATCATATCGTAAGGACAATGCAGATAAACTTAAGAAATACTTTAAGGAATACGGAGAGGCTAATAGAGAAAAGATTAGTGCAAGAAGTTTGAGAAGATATCAAAATAACATACAAGCAAATCTCGCTACAACTTTAAGAAACCGATTCAACAGAGCGGTAAAAAACGAGTGGAAAAAGGGTTCAGCCGTTAGAGACTTGGGATGCACTATTACGGAATTTAAGATATATTTAGAATCTAAATTTCAAGATGGTATGTCTTGGGAGAACAAAGGCAGGGGAGGATGGCATATAGACCATATGATTCCATTATCTGCTTTTGATTTAACTGACAGAGAACAAGTAAAAGAGGCTTGTAATTATACAAACCTGCAACCTTTATGGGAAGTAGATAACTTAATAAAAGGAAATAACATATAACTATGGCTAATATATACGACAAGTCAAGTTTAGTCTTAATCCCTTCGGGGACTAAAACGGGCAAAATTTTCAGCCAAAAGCCTGTAAGCGGTGATGGTGATTTTACTTTCACTCGTGCAAGTGCTGCTACGAGAGTTAATGCAGATGGTAATATAGAGAAGGAGACAGGTAATCTTACAACTTGGTCTAATGATTTAAATAATTGGATTAAGGCTTCAGCATCAGTAACAAGTGGACAAACTGGTTATGATGGCTCAAACGATGCTTGGCGAATAGATTCAACTGCTGGATATGTTCGTAGAGATGTAAGTTATAGCGGTGTAAACACTTTTAGTATTTACGCAAAGGCGGGTACTGCGGTTGGAATCCGCATTCGTTTAGATGCGGCAAGTGATATAAATGCTTATTTTAATTTAAGTACTGGAGCGGAAATCAGCCATACTGGAATTTCTTTAACGGCAACCGATTTAGGGAGCGGATGGTATCGCATTGCTTTAGCGGCTGATATATCTACGGGAGCAAACTATCGTATATATGCAACTGATGCATCTGGAGCATCAACTACTGGAAATATCTTTGTACAAGATGCCCAACTTGAGCAGGGACTTGTAGCAAGAGACTACATAGAAACAACTACTGCTGCCGTATACGGAGGTATTACAGACAATACTCCAAGATTAGATTATACGGATAGTTCGTGTCCTGCACTATTGTTAGAGCCACAAAGGACTAACTTGGTTCCTAATAGTGAGTATTTAGGTGGTAGTGATTGGGATAAAAATGGTTTTGGAACAGGTGTTGCTCCTGTTTTAACTTTTGGAGCAGAGTCTCCAGAGGGATTGAATAATGCTTATGAAATAACATTTAATACAGGTGCAGGTACATCAAGTGCAGACCAAAGTAATTTGAGCGAAGCATTCGGAGGTCAAGCAGCAGGTGACTATACATTATCTTTTTGGGCAAAAGTGTCAAGCGGAACGGATAAAATAGTTGCACGAGGTGCAGGAGGGTATCTATACACAACTTGTAATCTTACTACTGAATGGCAAAGATTTGAAATAACTGAAAATCTCGCAACGGCAGGTTCAGTATATATTGACATTGGTTTGCGTAGAGGATTGGCTAATGAGCCATTAAATAGTTCGGTTACTTGTCAAATTTATGGAATACAACTTGAAGAAGCATCATACGCAACATCCTACATACCTACCTATGGGAGTAGTGTGAGTCGTGTCGCTGAAGCATCTTTAAAAACAGGAGTTGCAGATTTGATTAATGATGGTGATGGTACTTTGTATATGGAAGTAACGCCAACTAATTTTGAAGGTGACCAACGCTTTGGTATTAGTGATAACATTGGTGCTAATAGAATAGTGTTACGATTATACAATCCAAGTGGCTTTCAATTAAGTTGTGTTATAAATAGTTCAGTGCAGGTGTCAATGTCAAATTCTGGATATTCCGCAGGTAACACTTATAAGATAGCGGGAGCGTGGAAAAACAATGATGCCGTAATCTATATTAATGGGGTACAGGTTGCAACTGATACTAATTGTAATATCACACCAAGTAATCCATTAACAAGAATCAGTTTTGACAATGGAGTAGGAACTGCAAAATGGGAAAACCCTGTTAGTCAAACTTTATATTTCCCTACACGACTATCAAACGAAGAATTAGCAGCACTAACAACAATCTAATATGAAAACATTTAGAAAATACTCATTCGGCTCTAAAGGAGCAGCAACAACTAAACTGAATGCCTTAC